ATGTCATTAACTACTAATACATATCCTTTTTCCTCTAAAAATTTTCTTGACTTTTCTCTGTATGATTGAGTTCTGTCAATATAATAATCGTGCTCATAAGTAATGACCGCAAATTTATACTTATCAAATGGTATCTTCAACATACATTCGTAAGTATTTCTTGCCGGTTCTATATCTAATTGAAGATAATCAATTGTAGATTCTGTAAAATTTTCAGAAATCAATTTTTTATAATCAATTTTTAATGCATCTTCACAAAAAACTTTTGTATTTGGTCTATTCTTTTCGTAGTCATTTGCAAATTCTGGATTCAATTCAATAGAAATTCCTTTCCATTGAAATTTTTCTTCCAATAATGCTGTATTATTGTTTTCAAAAGGTTTTGCACCTCCAATTTCAAGAAAAGTTCCATTTTTCTTTCCATTTAACATAGAAAGAACAAAAATATCTTGAAAAACTTGAGAATAATTTTTTTCAATTAAATTTGAATCTTTGAATTTAAATCTCAAAAGATTGTGTTTATCTTGAAAATAAGGAACAGATATTTGTGATCCTGAACTATACCCTAAGCACATCATTTTGTGCTCAACTTCTTTTTGTTGCAATTCATCCAACTCATCCCAATAATTAAAAGCTAATTCTCTATAAAGTTCTCTTGTCTCTTTTCCTTTTCCCCACCACCAAGAGGAAATTGCTTTTTGGTGCATTAGAAGATGCTTTCCTTTATATTCGTTGATGTTAATATCTTCTAAATCATTTTTATGAAAAGACAAACCAAGAGAAGCATTCGTATAACAACTTTGCCAATCTTCTTTTTTTTCATAAAATAAAGAAAGAAAATAATATGCTTCTGGTCTTTCTGGTAAAAGAGTCAATGCACTATCAAGTAGTGATTTTTCTGTAACTTCTCTTGTTTGCTGTTTTTTGCAGCAAATTGCGGATCTTATTAATGACTTATAAGAGAGAATTTCATCTTCTGACCTTTCTGCTGCTCTTAAATAATAAGTATGAGCAGGACCAGTATGTCCCTGGAGTTCATACCACTCAGCAAGTCTATAATTTTTTTCTGGATTTTCCGTATCCAAACAAAATTCAATTAATTGATTCATTAATAAAATCCTCCAAAAACGAGTCAGAAATTTTTAAAATATATGCAGCATTATCTGATGCACCAAAAGTAATTAAATAATCATTTTTATATTTTGCTAAACCACAACAAAATTCAATTTTCATATTCATAAAAGAAAACAATTTAGAAAATTTTCTATTTTTGAATTCACTATCCCAATAAACAAATCTGTGACGATAGGTTCCATCTTTTCTGCCTTGTTCAGAATTATATAATTGCGTCTCGTGAATGATAGTTAAATAACCATCTTTATACTTTATAACCTGAGAACCACCTCTCATATCATTATAACCTGGTATATATGAATTAGTATCATATGCAGAAGTTTCTCCACCATTTGGATAAAATTTCATAATACAAGTTGGGTTAGTCCATTTAATTAAATGAAATGGTTTTCCTTCTATTGGAGTGCAATTTTTCATACAATATTCATCATCTGGTGGTGGACCAGGAATTCTATATCTTGATACTTCTCTTACTGAGGACTCATTAAATTCAATCTCACACAACTCCATTCTCCCTACACCATTTGGTGTAGTGTCCCTTCTAACACCACACAAATAAAGTCTATCATCCCAAGAAACAAGACGACCATCCTCAAGACCAACAAATTCCCATAGTTCTTGATCAGGAAATTTTGAAGTATCTATTTTAGAATAATAAACAATATCTAATTCATCATTCAATTGTGCAATATAATTGTGAGTTCTTAAGTGCATATCATTTTCTGGATGAATATACACCAATGGGCCCCATATGTGCTCAAATCTATTCAATTCCGAGTGATACAAAGTATAATTAATATTTCTTAAATTGACTATAATTTGATCATCTATTACAATTACTGATGGATTAGTAAGGCACGGACCAGAAAGATCTTCAGAAAAAGTAAGCAATGGTTTTATGATTCCACCACGTTCCAATGCAAGTTTGACAAAATTATCCATAAACTATCAAAATAAATATGAAATATATGACTATTTAACAAATAAAAATGAGTGACTTTTTAAAAAAAGGATGGTATTACATTCCTAATATTATCACGAATGAAGAAGCAATAAAGATTAAATATCAAAATTTAATGGGAGCAATACATGATTTAGGCGGGTTGAAAACTCACTATGATCCAGAACGAGGAAATGTAATGACTTGTTATGCACCACCATCAAGTGCATTTGTAATGAAGAGAATTCAACCAGTTTTAGAAAATCTTGTTGGTGAAGAACTTATTCCGTCATATTGGTTCTCTACAACATATCATAATAAAGGATGGATGAACTGTCATACAGATCGTCCATCGTGTGAAATATCAGTTACGATGAACATCTGTGGAGATGCTGCGTGGCCAATTAAACTTAAAGACTTGGAAGGTAAAAAACAATCAGTTGTAACTCCAGTTGGATGTGGTTTAGCATATCTCGGAATGCAAGTTCCACATTGGAGAAGTCCGATGAGAACTCATGAACATGATAGATTTATGCAACTCTTTCTTCATTTTGTGAGAAAGAATGGAAAATGTGCAGAATATGCTTATGATAAAAATCAAAAATGTTATGAGTTGCTCAAAGGATCATGAATCATTGGGATTGATCTTACCTCACCAAACCTACCATATAAAGCATTAATTTCAGAATGACCTTGAAGTTCAGTCGGTAGAGTTGGAAATCCTGTTGGGAATGTTTGAGAATTTGGAAGATCTCTAAGAGATTGTCTCCAAGTTTTAAACTCTACAGATATAGATCCATTCTGCTCTAAATCTTTAATCACCATCCAATCAGTTAGTTCTAATATTCTATCACGAATTTCTCTGAGAATGTCATATCTCTCTTGCGTTCTATGAGAATCAAAAGTAGAAATTTCTGCATCCCATTCTTGTTGTGTTAAGATTTGAAGTCCTTCAGATTCTTCAAGAATATAAGTCTCCCTATAAACCACATCATAAATGGTTTCTGTTTTTGTTTCTCCAGTTGGTTCTACACCTGGACGATCAAAAACAGGAACTTCAACTTGCCTTTCTGTTGAACTTACGACTGTAATATTTGAGTTGTTCTGATACTCAGTAAGTTGTTCCTGAGAAACAGTAACTTCGTACTCAAAATAATCAGGAACTTCTGATAGGAAAAAAGGAACTCTTTCTTGAGTAAAAAGAGAATGCTTTGTTTCTAATCCCTTGATATTGGGCATCATCAAACCATATGGGGTGTCAGTTGCCCATCCACCAGTTTCACGATTGATCCAGTAGTGTTTGATGAGTTGAGTCATTTTCAATAAACCTCTATGTTGTATTTATCGGCAAGTTCCTTATCTACTTCTTCCTTTGTTTTAAATCCTTTCACTCTCATCCAAGTTACAAGAGTATAACGATTTCCAGAAGTCACAGGTTCTACCATATGTGTGAACCACCTTGATGATGGAAAGCATACAAGAAGTCCAGGTTCTGGTTTAATTTTAATTCTTAAATCTGGAAAAGAAAAATATCCACCTTCAAAGTCATCGTTTAGAAAAAGAACTGTGGATAAATCACGATCAATTGTCTTTTTCCATACTTGAGTTCCATCTGGATTTGTCCATAAACCTTCTGCATCATTATGAGGTTTATAGTGCCCTCCAGGTTCATAGCAAAGTAGTTGAGGTTCTTCACTATCCCGAATCTCAAATCCATAAAAAGGATTAATGACATTTTTTACAATGTCATCAAGAAGACCTTTAACTTGTGGAAAGACTGGAAGAAGATCAGCACACTTCACATTTCTTGCACTTAAATCTATCTTAGATTGTCTTTCTCTTGTTTCATCACTCTTCTCAGCATCAAAAACTGACATCTGTTCCTTATGAGAATTTCTCATATGATCTGTCAAAAACTTTAATCCTTCCCTTGTTACAACTTTGGGTTGAATTAAAACATTCGCAAGAATATCATTCATAATAGAATAGTATAGATATTTTTATTTAGTTTGAGTTTGATACTGCACCCATTTGACTTCTTATAGTTGGGAAATCTTTTGCCGGATTACTTGTAGTTTCATTAGAAAAATCAAGTCTTGAGATTGTATTAATAAATACACCGGCAGTACTGCCACCACCAAAATAGGCATAAAAATTATTTGACGTTGTTCCATTAACAAATCTTCTTGATGTTAAATTTCTAATTGTACTATTATTTATATTTTCATTAGAA